GTATGGTCCTGAGACGTTCCACACTGAGACGACGCTCATATTCTGTCAGTTCGGTGGGACTAAAGCAGAAGCCGTATTGAGAGAGGGAGTCGATGAGTCAACAGAATAACAACGACGATACTGAGCAGTTCGTATATGGATGCCTTGCTGTTGTCGGTATTGCATTCATGGTGTTCTGTTGGGTTTGCTATGTAATCGACATGGCTAATCAGAGTTTTGGAGGTTGAGCGTGAAGGGCACTAGCGCATATTTCGGTGGTGTTTGGTCTATGGAAGCTGTTGAGTCCGTAATCGAGCGATTGGACCGAGCGGTTAAGCATGAGTACGAACAAGAAGGATAGAATCAACGACGCTATGGATGCATATTTCGAGCGGGAGAAAGAGAAGGCTCGACAGAGGCGGCTGACGGCTAAGGACTGGAAGTATCGTGGCGGAGACTTGGGCGAATTTGGCAGGCCTGATATTTCTTCTGAGTATGTGGCTGATCGTGATGAATCAGAGTAGGTCGAGCTATAGGGATCGTATTGTACTGTCTGCTGAGTGTGGGAGCTTCAAGACTCATGAGGCCCATATTCTGAAGCGAGGTTTTCTGGGCATTGGCCGGCGGAAGTGTGAAGGTTACGTGCATCGGCATATTATGCAACTCGATCCAATTCAGCTCTTTGGTGTGGGTCGGCCTCGGTTCTTATTTACGGTGAACTGGAAGTGTCACTGTGGAGTCTCTTGGTCGATCGAGAAAAAGGGCTTCTACGAGGCGCTATTGGGTAGGTCGTCTCAGATTATTTGTGAGAGATGGACTGATGAGTAAGCGGGAAACTCATATCTGCAAGAACTGCGGTGAGGGTATCCACATAAACTCGTTTGAGCATCGCTGGTTCCATTGGGATGGTTATACTAATTGTCTAGACGCTGAGACAGTGGCAGAACCTAAGGAGGCGAGTAATGCAGACTAGCTACGACAATTCTCCTTGGTTAGTGATAGCTGTATTGGGTTGTCCTTATTGTTCATACAACCCTAAGTACGGAATGATTTACTGCAAGGATCATAAAAGGTGGTGATTGATAATGCCTAGAGTTCCGATGGAGTGGCGGCAGATTCCGGAGTTCCCTGATTACGAGATCAACAACATGGGTGATCTTAGGAAGAGCTCGACTGGCTACCGGCCGAAGCTTCAGAGACGGAACAATCTATATTTGTACAGCCTCACTGGCGTTAACGGGCAGACCACTAAGACCGTTGCGAGCTTGATGGCTGCTACATTTCCCGAGCTGATGGGTATGAGTAAGGAGAGAGTTTGATGGGTTCGGAGTCACGTTTTGAGCACAACCATGCGGATGGTACGGTCCATATTGTTGAGTGGCGAAAGATTGATGTTGACCCCCGGTATGAAATAAATCGAGATGGTCTGTTGCGACGAGTAGACACTAAGCGAATTCAGAAGGATCAGACCAAATTTAGGTACTTTGAAGGGTCTGTTCGACGAGCAATTTCGGTTCGAAAGCTACGGAATAGGGCTTGGCCGGAAGTCATTTCGAAGCCGAATGGTAGGTTTAGAGAGTCAGACTGAAATTGGTCTGCCCACTTATGGTGGCCACTTATTTTAAGGTCGCAAAAGTTGTGGGCACTAGTCACCGAAAAAGGGTAAAATGGGTCAAAAAAAATGGGCAGATGGCCACTTATCAAAAAAAAAGTGGGCAGAGAATTGTAACAATTTGGTAACTAAGTGTGTTAAAATTGTGACTATTGTGACAGAATTAGACTAAAAACGGCCTAAAACGCCCACACTTAGACATCTTGTAACCGAAAATTGTGATTTCTGCCCACTTGCCCACTTATTCTCTCTAAAACTATTGTGTGAAGAAAAAAGAGTATATATAGAAGTTTTGTCCTACAAAAGTGGGTTTGTGGCCACGAAGCATGAAAGGCGATATGTTAGACGATATAGACGACGTTAGAGATACTAGTTGGTTTGATGATTGGACCGTCGACAATTGGGCGCCTGTCGTTGGGTTTCCTGATTACGAAGTTAGCGACACTGGGTTCGTTCGACATGTGGGTCGAAAATATAGAACACTTGAGGGTGGTCGAAACGACAAGGGCTATTGGCTTGTTGGTCTTAGGGCTAATGGGCGATCCTACTCTAGGACAGTCCATACACTAGTTGCTGACGCCTTCATACCTAAACCTGATTATGTTAACGTTTATGAGGTCAACCACAAGGACGGAAATAAAGACGATAACTCGGTTTCAAATTTGGAGTGGTTAACACCTCTTGAAAACAAACGACATGCTCTTGCTACGGGTTTGATTAGAACTAAATCGGTTCGAATTATTGAGACTGGAGAAACGTTCGATACGGTGGGTGAATGCGCAGCACATTTGGGTGTCACTATAGGGTATATCTATAACCACCTCAATGGACGCACCCCAACATGTCGAGGGTATCAGCTAGAGGTAGTAGTACTGTGACGTGGGTAGTGACTGAAAGGTTTTACCCCTTTTCGGTTACTGCCCACGCGAGATTTTCTCGTCCAATAATGATAAGAGGAGTAAAATATCACCCTTCCTTTGTTTGTGACTCTAGGGGTCTATGTGAAAAACGAGAACAAGTATCAAGGTGAGCTGATCAAACGCATCAATGCGATGTTCAGGGATATTCTCGTCATGAAACTTGACTCCAGTTACAGACAAGGTATTCCCGACCTCTTGATCCTCCACCCTAATGGCTGGGCTGTCTTGGAAGTGAAGCGAAGTATCAACGAACCGTTCCAACCAAATCAAGAGTACTATATTGATCTGTTGGACCAATGGTCGTTTGCCGCCATGATATGCCCCGAAAATGAAAGTGAAGTTCTAAGTGATCTTCAACGCAAACTCAGTAGAAGTAGAAGGTGATCTCAGCTTTGTTGTTTAACCGACACCCAGAGCTCGAAGGTCGCCACGCATTTTTGTCTGCATCCAAGAGTCATTGGGTCAACTACACAGAAGACAAACTCGACACAACTTTTCTGAACGCTATCGCGGCCCAAAAGGGAACCGCAATTCACGAGTATGCCGCTATGGCTATTAAGCTCGGTATGAAGCAACCCCGGTCTCAGAAAACTATTTGCATGTACATCAACGATGCTATCGGCTTTAAGATGGACCCTGAAGTTATGTTGGTTTATTCACCCAACGCTTTCGGTACCGCTGACGCCATATCCTTCCGAGATGGAGTTCTTCGAATTCACGATCTTAAGACTGGATTCACCGCCACCATGTTCCGACAGCTCGACGTCTATGCGGCGTTCTTTTGTCTTGAGTATGGATACAAGCCTCACGACCTTAAAGAGATCATTCTGCGCATTTACCAGAATGACGACGTTAAGGAGGCTGTTGGTGATCCTGATGAGATCCTAAACATTATGTCGCAGATCGTAAGGTTCGACGAGCGTATTGACAATCTTAAGAGAGAGGTCCTTCTGTGAGTGACGATTATATTGGTCCAGTGCGAGAGCTTGAACCATTTCGTGTCGTCAAGCACGAGGGCGTTCTTCGCAAGTCTGGTCGATACCCATGGGGTTCCGGTGAAACCCCCCACCAACGAAACAAGGCATTCCTCGACCACGTAGAAACTTTGAAGCGTCAGGGTCTCTCTGAGACTCAGATCGCTGAAGGTATGGGTATCACAACAACCCAGCTCCGAGCATCTAAGGCAATTGCTAAGGATGAACAGCACGCAGCTAAGGTGTCTCAGGCCCAGCGCCTTAAGGACACTGGTATGTCCAATGTTGCTATCGGTCTTGAGATGAATCTTAATGAGTCCTCTGTTAGGGCTTTGCTTGATCCTGCAGCTCGAGCTCGTCGCGATGAAGTACACACCGTTGCCGACATGCTTAAGGAGTCTGTTGATAAGAAAGGTCTTATCGACATTGGTGTTGGTGTTGAGAATCAGATTGGCGTTAGTGAAACCAAGCTGAAGACTGCGGTAGCTATGCTTGAGGAGCAGGGCTATCAGGTTTATAAGCGACAGGTTGAACAGCTCGGTACTGGTAAGCAGACTACAGTCAAGGTTCTTGCTGGTCCTGATGCTCAGTACAAAGACGTCTACAATAAGGAAATCCATTCGGCTGTTAAGCACAGTCCTGATAATGGTAAGACCTTTGAAGAAGCTAAACCCCCTAAGAACATTAGTTCTAAGAGGATTGAAGTTCGCTATGCTGAAGACGGTGGTGCCGGTATGGATGGCGTCATTCAGGTTCGGCGTGGTGTTGATGACGTTTCTTTGGGTAAGTCTCGTTATGCACAGGTTCGTATTGCTGTAGATGGTACGCATTACCTTAAGGGTATGGCCATGTATGCAGACGACCTCCCTGCTGGTGTGGATCTTCGATTCAACACTAACAAGACTAAGGCACAGGCGCCTAACAAGCTCGATGCTATGAAGCCTCAGGACAAGAGCGATCCTCTGAATCCCTTTGGTGCTGTGATCAAGCCCGGTGGACAACGCGGTGTTATGAACATCGTTAATGAAGAAGGCGACTGGGGTAAGTGGTCTAAGAACCTCTCATCTCAGATGCTCTCAAAACAATCCCCCGCCCTTGCAAAACAGCAGCTCGATCTGGCGTTCAAGAGACGTCAGGATGAGTATGAAGAGATCATGGCTTTGCAGAATCCTGCGATTCGTAAGAAGCTTCTTGAAACCTTTGCTGATACGGCTGATTCCTCTGCTGTGCATTTGAAGGCTGCTGCTCTGCCTCGTCAGGGTACTCAGGTCATCCTCCCTATCAATAGTCTTAAGGACAACGAGATCTATGCTCCGAACTTTAGGCCTGGCGAAAAGGTAGTACTGGTTCGATACCCCCATGGTGGAACCTTTGAGATGCCTGAACTTACGGTTAATAACACTAATCGTGAGGCTCGTAGTGTTCTTAGTGACAAGGTCAATGGTCATGCTAGGGATGCTGTAGGTATTAACTTTAGGGTTGCTGAGCGACTCTCTGGTGCTGACTTTGATGGTGACACAGTTCTTGTGATCCCTAATGATAGGCGTCAGGTGAAGACTTCCCCCGCTCTTAAGGAGCTTAAGGACTTCGACCCTAAGGCTTTGTACCCCGCCTACCCTGGTATGAAGATCATGTCTGATAAGCAGAAGCAGATGGGTGACGTCTCGAATCTGATTACTGACATGACTATCCTTGGTGCTAACCAGTCTGAGATTGCTCGGGCTGTTAGGCATTCTATGGTGGTCATTGATGCTGAGAAGCATAAGCTGAACTACAAACAGTCTGCTCTTGATAACAACATTAAGGAGCTTAAGGCTAAGTATCAGGGTGCTTCGAATGCTGGGGCTCACACCCTCATCTCTAAGGCGACGTCTCAGGAGAGGGTAGAAGATCGGAAGGCTAGGCCAGCTAAGGATGGTGGACCTATTGATCCTAACACTGGTGAAAAGGTCTATGTAAAGACGGGTGAGGGCTACACTAAGACGTCTGTAAGTAAGCGTACTGGTGAAGTTACGGAGAAGTGGGTGCCTCGGACTATTCGTTCTACGAAGATGGCCGAAGCTAAGGATGCTTTCTCTTTAGTGTCCTCTTTTAATACCCCCATGGAAAGAGTTTATGCAGAACATTCTAACAAGCTGAAAGCTTTGGCGAATCAGTCTCGTAAGGATGCTTTTCATACCCCCCCTGTCAAGTACAACCCCTCCTCAAACAAAGCTTATAATTCTGAAGTTTTGTCATTGAAGGCCAAGCTAAACACCGCCCTCCGAAACAAGCCCCTGGAGAGACAAGCCCAGCTTATCGCCAATGCCGAGGTAAAAGCCAAGACCCAGGCAAACCCCAACCTCGATCCTGCTGATCTCAAAAAGATTAGGAACCTGGCCCAAAAGAAAGCCCGTGATAGGACGGGGGCTGAGAAGTCCGCCATCAAGTTCACGGACAAGGAATG